ATTGAATACTATCACCATCTGAATACTGAGATCCAAATAGTAATGAGGTTTCAATATCCCATTTATGTTCAACCAACTTTTCTTTCCAAACACGAGCCCACTCATTTGGTTCAAACTTCAATACTGTGGCTCTGGCCGTATTGGTCATCGCCATTGAAGTCTTCCAAATCTGAGTAAGACCATGGTTGCTTTGATAAGGTTGATCAACCCAGGTTTCTGGAAAACCAGAACCTTCTGCAAAGGCAGAGCCTATTACATAGGAACGGTTAGCTTCCAATTCACCTGCAATTGATCTATCTGATACTTGTTCATCATTATCAGTTGCTGTTCCAACACCACCAGCAGATGGAGTATTATTATAGAATGATGAAAATTCTAAAGCACCACTGTCAAACTTAACAACAGTACCTTCAATAGACACACATTCCATAGAACCACCACCTGATGTCTTGGAAAGACTACCAACAACAGTCTCTACTCTGAGAATCTGATAACCAGCTGTACCAGTATCTGTTGGACTAGCTTTACCTGGAATCTTTACCAGTTGTCCTGGTAAAAAGAAAGCAGGTCTAGTACCACTAGCACCTACATCATAGTTATTAGTATTCTCATTAAACACATTCTGAACATTACCAGAAGATTTATAGTCAGTAGCCATGTACAGTTTCATTTTCTGACCAACAGCACTTAAAACTGCTGATGCATCAGATTGATCCATCTCTGAATTTGTGAATGAATCTGCGCCGTTAGCTACATGACCTATAACATAAGCATAACGCTTATGATACGAAGGACGTTTCTCAGAGAATTTAAACTGAGGATCGTCAGTCGCTTTTTTGGCCACCTTGCTTACAAATCGAAAGAATGGATCTTGAGGGATTGCCAGCTCTGATACCCTACTACCGAAGTTATACTTTCTACGTATATCCCCAGTAATAAGATCAGTACTTGTACCTGGCCCACGCCCATCAAAATCCGCTACAGTAAGATTTGTATTCGGTGTTATCGCCGATATATAATCAGCCATATCGAACTCCTTACTTTAAGTTCTGATAGACCTCAAGTCAAAGTGACTTTATATAAGTTAAATCTATCCGAACAGGTTATCTAATTCACCATCCAGACCTAGAAGTCCATCAAATAACGCATTATTTGGATCTGCTTCCTCAGCCTGGCTATTGGCTCCACTAGCGGACGTTGGTATATGTCTAACGCTCTTCATCTGGTTTAACATATCGTTCTTCGTAGATTGGACAACATTAGCATTAGCTTGATCACGATTCAGAAGGTAGTCAATGTCTTCAAGTGTAAGCACATGTTTCTGTGCTTTTCCTTTAAAGGTCTCAAACTCTTCATCACTCATACCCTTCTTTTTCCTGAAGTCATCTTCCATTTCATTCTGAATTTTGGCAGCATTTGCTTTCTGTGCTCTATGCTTTTCATGCTGTACTATTTGTCCTACTCTATTCTCAACGACTTTGTCTACCTGAGCAGTCAAGACTTTTGCTGAATCAGATTCGGGTTCTGTCATTGCCTCATTGGCATCGAAGATAAAATCCTCATCTAGTTTCAACTCTTCCTGAATACTTTTTGGAGTATTACCTCCATTTACCAGATATTCACGAACATGCTCAACTAATCCGCTATCGTTTTTCATTGCATCAAGAACTGGTACAAAAGGTTCAATCTCTTTATACTGTTCTCTCAGCTTGACGGCCTCACGACTACTATCTTTGTAGCGTTTTTTATAAGGGTTGCCGTCATCATCCCATCCCACGTTATCGGAGCCAACAGTTTCTTGTTGAGTTACCTCATTGGTGTCAACTTCCTGTTGGGTTGCCTCAGTGTTGTCATCGGTTATTACCCCGTTGACATTTCCTTCAAGGGCTTCAAAAAAATTGTCCGAGGAGCCAAAGACTTTATCTGTAACTTGATCTTCCTCAATAGTTACGGTCTCTGGGTTGCCTACAGTTTCTGCCATTTTATTTCCCCATAATTGATTTAATCTTACTCACTTTTATCATTACTTTGCAAATCTTTTTTTGCAAACTGTAATTCTCTTGATAAATCTTTCTTTGTAGCGTCCACCTGATTAGACATTACGTTCTGTAAAACCTTCTGTTTTGCCTCGGTTGAACGATAAGAATCCTTCAGATCACCCTTAACTTCTTCCTTCTTTTTAGTGATCTCCATCTCAGCTTGCATGACTTTACCCTTAATACCAGCTTGTACCAACTGTCTTTCAAGAGTTTCAATCGTACCTTCTCTATCCTTCAATGATTCCTGCAACTGTCCTAACTGACCCTGTAACTGAGAATACAAACTCTTACGTTTTGCTATTTGTTCTTTATTCCGTATATCAGTTTCAGCAAGAACTGCAATATCATCGACAACACCAAACTGGAGAAGTTCCTTTAACTCAGCAAGATAAGCCCACCTGTTTACAGGTAATGTTGAACCAGCTACTATTCTTACATCAAACTTGGCAGCAGAGTAATCCATCGATTTGCCGACTGCTTGTCCCATATCATTGTAAATTGGAACATTAATTTCCTGTTGACGCTCTTCCTGTAAAGCAGAGGGTTGTATAATCCTAAATCTCTTATTAGCTGTATATACAGATTGAGATATCTGCATAATAACTTTTCCCAACTGTCTTAGAGCTGGTTCTATAGAATGCTTCATCCACTGTTTAATTCTTCTTGTCCCATACTCATCAAGTGCAAGCATCCCCCTAAATGTTTCATGCTGTTGTTGTGTATCGCCCTGCATAGACGAATAGATACCAGCAAGATATTCCATATCCTGTTTAGCTTCCTGTACTACACTAAAGAATGCATTTGATAAAGGTGCAGGCATAATTGGAGTTGGTCTTTCAGATCCAGGTCTTACTGAAAGTAATGCTCCAGGTGAAGATGAATACTTCTCCCACTGATCTGGATCAATAGAACCTTCCTCATACAGCCACCTAAGAGAAGAACCCAAAGATGCATTATGTACCATTATCTGATGTGACTTGTTTATTTCCTTTTGTTTTCCTACCAAAGGGCCAACTGCAGATACTGGATAAGGTGTACCTGTCCATTTATAGTGAAATGGAATTAAAGGATAATCAACTACATTTTCTGGATATACAACCTCGGATAACAGTTTATCTCCTGCGCATATTGTTTGTTGAATCCTGGTACCATAAAACTGTACAGCATCAACAATAGCTTCCTGAAAAGCTTTATCTTTAAGTAATACCTTATATTCCTTCTCCGAAATAATCTTATTCTCAATCTTTGATGCTTCTGCCTGCAATTGACTCATATACTGCTGTTCAGCTGCCTGAAGTTGATCCTGCATCATTTGCTGAGCCTTTTTCATTTCCAACTCATATCTCTCAGGAATCATTTTACCTTCTTCAACAGCTTGCAACATCTGTTTCTGCTGTTCCATAAGTTCAACTTCCATCTCAGCAGCCATTTCTTTCATCTTTACCTGTACCTGCTGCTGAATAGCTTTTAGTTGTTCTTTATTGGGAGGTATCCTATAAAATACGTTCATATAAGAGATTTTAACTTTCTCATATAGTTCAAACAGCTCTAATGTTGGTTCATGCTCTCCAGCTGAATCCACTCCCATATCTTCTGCATTAGAGTCATCTCTCAAGAAAAGTTTCTGCTCTCTATCTGAAAGTGCTCTTTCTGAATAGGATCCATGACCCTCTAAAGAAGATGCACTATTAATCTTGCGTTTATAATGTGGAAAAAGTTTTGCAACATGACTTTTCGGAAGAACTTTCCTTATCAGGACATAAGATGCATCTCTAAACATCATATCTCTGGACTTCGGATCTACATAAATATCGAAAGGCTCTGGTTGTTGAAGTATAACTTCACCCATACCATTATCCATATCTGTATCAACAGTAACCAGTATATATCCAATTGATTTACAGATAGCATCATTTATTGCATTAGAATACATAGCTGATCCATCAGATAAACTCCAGATATAATCAGAAAGATCTGAAAATACTGCTGCTACTTCAGAATCACTGCCTTCAACCCCAATAGCCTGCCATCTAGGATTATTAGCAGTAGCATAGAAATTAAGCATTTCAACTACAGGCAATATCCTGTTGATTGTAAATGTAGGCATACCCTGATCCTGTAATGCAGTTTTCTCGTCAAAAGATAACTGTTCATCGTGAGCAAATTCATATCCTTTCTGGTTTATGAACTGCCACTGACTACGTGTCCAGTTGCTGGATAGGTTATATAATTCTCTTATTTGATCTACTTTTTTCTTCTTAGCCATTAATTTTTAGCCTTCTTTGTTTTATGTCTCTCCCTAACTGGGTGAGGAGTGCCTTCGTGTGGTCATATATGGTATGCATCTTGAGGTGCTTTCATTGGCGCACGATCACGTTTATCATGACCAAATATATCTACTCTCTTTTGAGCCATTAATAACCAG